GTGATGGACAGTGCGGCTAAAAAAATTACATCTGTCAAGGGTGAAACGGATTTAACGGCACAAAGTGCTAGGGAAATGCTCAAAAATTACAGCTTGACTCCACCTGCAATAGCAAGCGCTGAAGGCAAAGCAAAAGATCTGAAAGCAGCACAAAAAGCAATTAGTGATGAAATCAAGCATCAAAACGATTTAATAAAAGGACAACTTAACATTGAATCGCAACGGATTTCTCAATCTGCAAGTCTTGTTCAGGCACGCAGCCAAGCCGAAATAGCAGTCAATCAAGTAATCCTAGATCGCCTTAACGCTGAACTGCAAAGCGCTACAACTGCGCAAGATAGAGTGCGTCTTGCGCAAGAAATATACAACGTTGAGATAGCCAATGCTAAAGCCACTTATGCCGCCACAGTAGCACAAATCGAAGCGCAAACACAGCTTGCTGATTTGGCGGCTAAAGAACAGCAGATTAAGCTTATACAACTTCAAGTTGAACAAGCATTACTGACTGCAAAAGGAGCGCAAACCAAAGAACTTGAGCGCGCTATTCAGCTGCAAAACCAAGCCATACAACTTGCAAGTGAAAACGCAGGATATACCAAGGCGATTGCTGCTGAACAGTTGCGCGGTGCAGATGCCACATACCAGGCTGCAGTACAAGCTGCGGCACTTAAGCGTGAGACCAATGGTGCCGCGCAGGCAGCTGCGGCATTTGCCTCAAACATGACGCAAGCAGTTAACGCAGTCTCAACCATAACCGGCATGCCTGGGGAGCGAACAACATCCAAACAAGCACGGGCTACTGATCCCCTAAAACAGGCCAAGCTATTTGAGCAAAAACTAAAAGAGTACGAGGAAAAGACAGCCTACGGCATCGCCGCTGAAAAACCTGACATAGAAGACTACATGCCTGGGGGCCGATACGGAGGATTTATCCCAGGCGGAAGTAGTCTCGAAGAGCGTGAGCGTACCACTCAATTAGAAAAGGACATCGCTGCGGCATTAGCAATAGCGTTAGATAAATACAATGCTGAACAAGCACAGAAAAGCGGCGAAAATGTTAACCTGGAAGTTAACATCCAAACCGGACCCGTCACGCAAATGGACGGCACGAACTATGTAACCCAGCGTGATCTTATGAACGCGACGGAATCTGCCGCACGCCAAAGCGTTGATATGGCATTAAAATCTCTCAAGTCCAGCCCCGCTTTGCGTCGCTCAACAGGATTGGCACGATGAGCACAACAGCATTAGCCCAATTTTTAGAAATTAAAAATAACGGCACACGTGTCGTGGCATATCAGAGTTATTGGCCAGGGCAAACGGTAAATGGATATACGCACTTTCCGTTTTCCACGGACGGCATTATTGCTAATAACAGCGGTGGAGAGACTACATTTACGATTCGCTTGCCTGCCATACAAGAAACAATAACATTGCTTGAAAACGGTCTAACCAACCGATACTTAGCGCGTGTGCAGACCTACCAATTTGATCCTCCTGCCGACAATTCATTTCCGGCTGTCCGAAATTTGGTGGCACAGTATGACGGGGAGTTTGTTGGTGGAACGACTACCCAAACGGAACTGACTATAGTTCTTGGTAGTACCCTGGACTCAATTAGCGCGCAGGTGCCGCCACGAACATTTACTTCAGCTCTTGTTGGTCAACCGCCTCGTTTCTAGATGATCCGCACGATTGTTGCACAAAGCCCAACTGCCGCAAACACCGCAGCATTGCGCCGCGCTGAATCAACAGCGGCTGCGCTAGAAACGAACAGTGATCTTAACACTCAACAACGACCCGTAAATATAGGCGATGTAGCTCATATCGTATTTGGTAACACAGAAGGAGACGGAGGTATATGGATTAGTCCCCCGGCAGTGCGATGGTCATACACCAATGGTAACCCTCAGTATCTTTCTTACGCTATCTGTACTGTATTAAGCAGTGGAGAACTTCCACTCGTACAACCTAGGGATGTTTATCAAGGAAACAAGAGCGTCACGTTCTTAAATTCACCTCTAGATCTTAAAGACAGCGCGCTGATTACGCTAGATCAAACATACGGGTCAGGCGGAGACTGCGCACTTATACAAGATGTCTATGTTGACGATCCTTCCGGGGATTACGGGAATAAACTAACTCCACAAACTTTCCAAACCCTTGAAGATTATATAGCGGTTACTGGCCCTAGTGGCATCCAATTTACTGTTGCACCAAAATCAGAAGATTTTGATACTCCAGGATTAGATTATACGCTAGACAAATTACGAGGTCAAGGAGAACTGTCATTTACGACTAGGGGATCCAACGTCACCTATTTGAGGGCAACTATTTCTGGAAAACTAATTATTCAAGGTGTTGGCAACGGCTTGGACGGATACAGTAAAAACATATTAAATAACACAAATCAAGACCCTAATTTTCCATACTCATCCGATAGCGCTGTCATTGACCCTTCTTCTTACTTAAATTCAATAACACAAAGACGCTTTGTTAGCCCAGAACAATACGTCAGTGTCCGCTGGAATGAAACACAAACTTTTACAGCGGCGGAGGACGGCTTCGGTGGTCAATACGAGGTTACGTTTAACAATCCAGAAGTGCCTGCTCCGCCTGCACTTTACCCCCCCAATCAACCTTTAAATCATGGCTTAAGTAGTGCGGATGTTTTTGCCAGAGCTATTGTTAACTCTTTATCGGGGCGGAGCTACACAGGAGAGCGAGATCCTGTATATATTGGGTCAGGTACGACAATCAATGTCGTGCTTGATTCCTTTAGTGTGCGCGTAACTGAGCAGAACACGTATTATTATCCGATCGTTGAAATACCAGAATTTAACGGCTGTGGTGGAACTTTTGACGGACTAACAATTCTGCACCTAAACGGTCGTCGTCGGATGGCGCTTTATCAGTCCACAGAACTATTAGACACCGCTCAGGAAGCTTTTTATCAGGTTCACGTTTATATACGAAAAGGAATCCTTGTTGACAGACTTATTGATGGAACACGCGGCAGCTCAAATCTTTTCCCCGACTTGGCGTACTATCTACTAAAACTAAATACACTCGTTCCTGACGATTTAATTGATGTCGCAGGACTGAAATTAGCCGCGCAATTTACTGAAGCCGAGGGATTGTTTTTTAACGGCGTAGTTACTGATTCCGTAAATCTAAGAGATTATTTAACCAGAATGGCGCCATATTTTATGTTGCGTTTTACTCAAAACAATGGGCGCTTCTCTCTTGTCCCAGAACTGCCTGCAGCCCCTGGGACTTATGAAGTGTCACAATCGCCTGTAGTACCGACAAAAGTTTTTGATGAGACAAATATCACCGAAGGATCTTTAGCGCGCAACTATGTAGAAGTATCTGAACGCAAGCCCTTTTGCGCAGTCATACTGTGGCGCCAACAAAAACAAATAGTGCCAGGTCGAGTGCGTAGCCTTGAAGTTCGATATACAAATACGGCTATTAATGGACCCTACGAACAATATGATCTGTCAGAGTTTTGCACGAGTCAGGCTCATGCTCAAAAAATCGGTAAATATATGCTAGCCAAACGCAAATATACAACACATACCGTAACCTTTAACACGAATCCCCTTGGTGGGTCGCCTGCTGCATCGTTATTGCAGCCCGGAGACATCATCAAAATTATTGAGAACAGGATCAATAGCGCTGGCATTTCATCGACAGAACAAAACTTTTACCAGATTGACAGCATCAGCGAGGCTTTGACAGGGGATATTTCTATTGAAGCTACGCATTTTCCGACTTTATCAACCGGAGCCAGCGCTGTTGCCTACGATGTTCTTACGGGCAGCTACAGCATCGATTATGGCTATTGCTGATTTTCCGGCGCTGACTCCCAGTGCCCGCAGCTGGACACCTGGCACGCAGCCAATGACTGCGTTTACCTCGCTAGCTGGCGCTGAGGTTCGCGTGCTGCACGGTTCTACGCCGATTGGCACGCAGCTACAGCTCAGCTTTAGCAACCTCCAAGAGGCAACTGCAAACCTGATTACCGCCCATTACCTACTTGCCCGTGGCACCTTCGAGCTGTTTGATCTGCCTTCTGCCGTCTACGGCGGCATGAGCGGGTATAGCAACATCAAACCGGCAGGCAGTTTGTGGCGTTACTCAGGAGCGCCTAGCGTGGAGTACGTCTCACCGGGCGTGCAAAACGTCTCAGTGTCTCTAACGGCAGTACCACAATGAGCAAATACTTCACTGGTACTGATGGCACGCTCAGCATTGATGGAGCCGTTGTTGCACGAGCCCGCAACATCCAGATTAACGGCAGCATCGAGGCGCTAGATACAACAACACTTGCCGACAACGAAAGCACTCTTATTCAAGGGCGCCGCTCGTACTCCGGTAGCTGCACAATTTATTACTACGAAGATACAAATGGCAGTTTAAGCGCTGCTACCATACTGCAAAACATTTTTAGCACTAATGCCCCATCCAAAACAAAAACATTTGCGTTTTCGGTGACACTCGCTGGACAGTACAAGGATCGTGTACTGGCTTTTAATGCATACGTCACTTCGATTGGGATGGCAGTAACAACAGGGGATATTGTGAGCGCAGAAGTGAGTTTCGCCGTCAGCGGACCCCTGACCACTACAACCATCAGCGACTCATGAGCATCTTCCTCGGCAATTCTGGTCTTATCCGCCTGGAGCGCACCAGTGCTAACAAAGC